GCTGGTTGAATACTTTCAATCGCACTCACTATTTCAACAACCCTAGAATTAGGCCCTACTGAAATACCAGAACCAACATAACCTTTTACTAGATTAAAATCATCACAATTCATAGTAGGTGGATTGCTCAACTTGAGTGTTCCACGTTGAACATTATCACTACACCGAATTACAACTTCTTCTGCACTAGCAGTAGCACTAAAAAGTACTACTGCTGATGCGATCATAATAAAAATCTTCATCAATCAACCTTCCTCTGCAAGTTTTTCAAAATAAGACATAGTATCGTCATCTTCATCAGAAGAAGTAACTGATACAGTAGGAGCAGGCTCCTCTTTTGTATCTACTACAACAGTTGTTTCTGGTGAGTCATCAAATACTTGACCAGTTTTGAAATCTGTGACATTACCAACTTTAGTAGTGCCTGACAAAACTGTATTCAAACGAATAGTCAACTCATCATAAGACTTGAAGTTGGTTGGAGCAGTAAACTCTGAAAGAGAATATTGCTTTTTCCAAAGTGCCTCAAGTTCTGCATCATCACCATTCAATAGAGCAGATGGTGTTTCAAACTCTGACTTATCATAGTTCCAGTAACCATCAACCTTACGTAGTTTCAACTTGAAGTTTGCACCTTCCCAAAAATCAAATGGATTTACTGGAGTCTCGTCTTCAAATGCAGGCTGCATTGTCTCCATAATCTTGTCAAAGATTTTCTTACCAAAGCGATAGAGGAATACTTTACCCTCATTCTCTGGATTGGCACCATCTTTAACAACGTAGATATTAGAGTAGTATTGCAACTTACGCTTCTGCTTACGTGCAATCTCTTTATCAGACTCAACACCAGAGTTCCAAAACTTAGTGTTAAGTTCTGATACTGGATCATTATTACCAATAGTGGTTAAAGAGTTTTCAATATACCACTGACCAGTTGGGCCTTGAAACGCATGGTTCCAAAGTTTTACCCAAGGAAGTTCTTCACCCTTTGGTGCTGGAAGAAAACGAATGATAGCAAAACCATTACCAGTTTTGTCCATTACAGGTTTCCAGATACGTTCATCAACGTATGACTTCTTTTCTTGAGGTTTGTTTTCTTGTTCTGCTGCACCGAGCAGTTTGTCCAACGAATTGGACTTCTTCATTGCGCTTAACGACATTTATATCTCCTTATGTTATCGTATGTAATTGTATGTTTATCGTATGTTTAATGTATCACAAAGTTCTGTTTTTGTCAAGTACCTTACGTTATTAATATTATAACAAGGTGGTGTACTTTGAGCCCAATCTACCCAATAAAATTGTATATCTGGAAACTCTTTAAAAACAGTTTTCAATTGGTTCATCCAGCTAACTGGAGTAAACCCTTTCGCATCTTCGGGAAAATAATAGTCAGTTCCCTTATAGACATTATTTATAAGTTTGTCTGGAGAGCTCAAATCAAACCCTACCATGTACACTTCTTTTGCTCCTTGTTGACAAGCAAGATGTAGTGCAGTTGTACCAGCAACCCACTTCTTAGGAAAGTCTATATCCTTTATCGTGTCAGATTCTTTCACGTATGTAATCCAAACTCCAACATCCTTATTCATTTTAAGTTGTAAGTCTTTCATATCAAGATGGGGAAACTGTGTTATTGCAGATTCTATCTTCTCATTTAGTGTAACAGGATCAGTACCAGCAATTACACATTGGTCTGTAATATTTTTACTTTTATGAACAAAGTTTTCTGGAAAATCAAAGCCCATCAATAAACCGTCTACAGCACTAGCTGGAAGTAAATTCCAATCTGCAAACCAGCATTGTGACCACTTGTGATACCCTGACTCATAAATCTCTTGTTGAATACCATAGTCTATGGATACTAGATTATCTATAATACCATCACGATAGATAGCATTACATCCCCATGTAACTACATCATTGGTTTTAATCTTTACCTCACTTGGATTAAACCAAGCTCGAGACTCACCATTACCTAGTACTAGATGTTTAATTATCTACCCTTTCTCTTAGTTCCTGTACTCTATCTTCCAGAACATTTACAGCTGTTCTTAGATTACCAGTATCATGATCTCTATATCGACTTTTTAATACAGAAATTTCTTCCATCAAAAAAATAATCTTATCTACAGTTGCAAGATTACTTTCATTACTATTATACATTTCTTAGGGCCTCCCATGAGTTAGGAAATAAGTTTTCAGCTAACTCATCAATTTGATCTGCAACCATTTGGGTTTCAACTTGAGCATCTGGTTTGCATCGTAGATTGCATACACGAGCAAATGCCATTAGTGTACCACTCCAATACCATTCGGTGTACATTGATTGTGGTAAGACCATTCTAGCCATCTCTGGTGCAATTCCAGCACCTAACATATTTTCATAACATTGTTTTGCCCATTGATGAGCAGAACTAATATCATACTTTACAGTCTCATCAGAGGAACCTTGTTTCTTATCTTCTGCAGCAAGACGCCATTCAGTAGGAGCATAAAACTCTACTTCTGTATCCACATAACGTCTGGACACTTCATTCCAAACTAAACCGACTTGATGTTTAACAAGTTGTCTTGCAACAAATACAGGAGCCTTTACGTGAAATTGCATAGATGCATGACCAAAAGGACTCCAGTGATCGTGTTTTGCAAGAAATTTAATAAGACGTTCATCCCCTTGACTTAACAACCCCTCTACAGGGCCTTCAGCAAAAGGCATTAATTCCCATTCTGATGTTTTTGAAAAAGATACACGGGCAGCATTTACTACTGATAAATCACTACCCATATGATCAATTAATTTTACTTCCATATTTAATCCTTAAAATGGTGCCGGGTAGAGGACTCGAACCCCTGTCTCCACATTACAAAAGTGGTGCTAAACCAACTCAGCTAACCCGGCTTTCCATTTATTACCGCTTTTTGAAGCGGTCATGCCTACGAGGTGAATACCCCTTTGGCCATGCTGGTTGGCGTGATGCGAGTTTATTAACCCTCTCTGCCAAAGAATCGTTGGTTTTCACCAACTCGGCATTTTCAAACTGCAATGCCTTAATTTTGTTCTCAAGAGTAGCAACCTTGCCCTCAAAAAAACCTTCTTCTCTTACGGCAGGATTGCCGTCAAGATGTACAGTGACTTCCATTAACTGGACTCCTCTATAAGTTTCAATAGTTTTATTCTATACTTATTTGTGTTAATTGTCAAGAACCCTTTGTAATTATTCATAAGTTTTTTTACATCGGGCCATACAAAATCATCCCACTCTAACTCCTTATCCCATTTTTTACTAAACTCTACAAGATCGTCAAGGACAATCATTGTTTCCAAAGATATACGCTTACCCAAATATTCCTTGAGTAGTAAAGGATGATGACCATCCTTAGATTCAAATAGTGGATTGAAATTTTTCACGAAAGGTTGTAACTCTTGAGAGAAGATTACATAAAACATTTTTCTTCTCTCTAACCAATCTTCATAGTTTTTATCATTGAAATTTGCTATATAACCAGAACGGTCTTGAATAAAGTTTGATACAAAATAATTGAGGACTTCGCTATCATTCTTGTCATATTTAGATGTCACTTTAACAAAGAAAATACGATCCTTTCTTTTATAGAAAGAATCTCTTTTAATCTTTGTTTGCCCATTAAATTTGTGATAATCATAATCACCTTTAAAGTGAGCCTTTAAAGCACAGTACATCAAATATACGTCAACTGCTCGCATCATCTTTCTTGAAACCGTCTTCTTCAACTCTACGTTCATGTTTATCATTCGTAATACTTGCTGCAATAAAACTTGCAGCTGCAAGCATAGGAATGACATATATCATCTTATCTGTTAAGTATGCTGTAAGGTAGGTTGGCAAGAGAACAATAGCTCCCTTTACCAAACCTTCTTTTAGTCCTTCTTTAATTTCCATAGAATGTATGGCTCGTGACCTTCTACTTGTAAAGGTAGTGAAGGAACAGGTGGGTTATCAAGAGGTTTAGCTCCTACATAATGCCATTCATATCCCTCTGCCTTTTGTTTTTTTACAGTATCAAAAAACTCTTGGTTTTCTGTTACAAATGCATCACCCATAAATAATGCACCAACAAAAAAAATTACTATACCCATAAATATCTCCTATATTGGTAGTTGTGCTTGTCGAGGAAGAAAATTTAAATCTCTCGCATTTGCTTCAATTTTTTGTTTAAGTCCCTTAGATAGTAAACTGCTTACCGTATCTGGTTCAATACCTTCATTTCTGCAATACCAAAGCACTGCTTCCATATGGGTAATTCTTTTTTCTTTAGCAATGTTTTCTATTTTAAGAGAAAATGTTTTAGTTGTAGTCATTAATATTCCTATTTATTCAATTCACTTCTTTTTGTTTTACAGTCAGCAGTTGAGGACTAACCGTGGCCCTCAGCGTGTGTATTAAGGCACAACCCCTTGTGCATTACGCTGTGCGTAGTGCCGCATAACCAGCAGCAACAACTGCTCGTGTTGGTGTACCGAGCATATACTTCATATATGTCTCACCGTCAAAAGATGATACACGCTTGTTCAAATAGATCGAAAATCCTTCTGAACGAAGCTTGCTAATAACTGCACGAACATTCTTAACACCATAGCGTGATGTAATCTGTTTAGCGGTTAGTTCTGCACCACCTTGTAGTGCATTTGCGACCTTAGTGGTCTGGGTAGTCGTAGTCATATAAATGTTTTCCTTAACATTACAAATAAGCTGGAAACATTCCAACTTTTAAAGTGGTAGGTTATTCTGTTGCTAAGAAACCTACCGAAACTCCATTAACATTTACTGCTTACGCAGCAAGTGCCATAGGTGCAAAGTTATCGTTTGCGTTTAGTGTTTTG